TGTATCAGTGCCGAGAACATTTCTTACCTTTTCACCTTTTGGAGTTGCACCGATGAAGAGCAGCCTGTTTCTGGTTTTCGCCCTCTTCCTGTTGGGCGGCACGGCCCTGGCGGGCGTGCCCGATGACTTGCAGCAGATCAGCGTGACCATCAAGTCCGGGGAGGCCCAGGGTTCCGGCAACCTCGTCACCCGAAGGATCGGCGACGATACCGTGAGCTTCGTCTGGACGGCGGCCCACGTCGTTGACAATCTGCGCACGTCGCGCACGGTCGTCACCGCCAACGGCACCACGCGGACCCTGATCGAATACAAGGACGCCGAGATCGTCCAGGAGCGGCAGGAAAGCGGCCGGCGGGTCGGCGAAGTGAAGTTCGACGCCAAGGTCATCAAGGTGTCGGACGCCGATTACGGCGAAGACCTGGCCCTGCTCATGGTCCGCTGCAAGAATGCCTACCCCATCACGCTGAATACGAAGTTCCACCTGGAGAAGGACTACATCCCGGCCATCGGCGTCGAACTTGCCCACTGTGGCAGTCTCCTCGGCCAATTCGGGGCCAACAGCTACACAACTGGCGTGCTCAGCCAGGTGGGGCGGACGTTGCCGATGAAAGGCGCGAACGTCAAGGTCTTCGACCAGGTGACGGCCGTGGCTTTCCCCGGTAGCTCGGGCGGCGGCGTGTACATCAAGGCGGATGGCGTCTACGTCGGGATGCTGACCCAGGGCGTGCAGCGGCTCCAGGGCTTCAACTTCATCGTTCCCGTGCGGCGCATCCATGCCTTCGCCAAGGAAGCCAAGATCGAATGGGCCATCGACCCGACCGCCAGGATGCCCAGCCTGAAAGAGAGCGAGGCCATTCCGGTGGAAGACGCCGCGGTTGTCGGCTCCGGGCGCGGCGGCCCCGACTTGTCCGAACCCTGTCTGGGCGGCTTCAACTTCGCGGCCGTGCGTAGCTGGATCGAGCAGTTCGTTCGCACACAGTAAGTCCAGCCCTCCCATGCCGGACGGTCCCGTCCCAGGGGCCGTCCGGCGTTCTCCATTTCCTGTCACCGGCGAGGCGAGAGCGGAGTCACCATGCGCTTGTCCAAGAGAACAGTCGTGAAGATCAAGACGGCGATCGCCGCGGGCGTATCGCAGCCGGTCATTGCCAAGCGGCACAAGGTCAGCCGATCCATCGTGTCCGACATCGCCACCGGCCGCGTGCATAAGGACGTGCCGTGGCCCGATGGGGAAGCCCCCGGACCCAAGGCAGCCGGCGGCCAGCACAAGGCACTCCCCGACTATGACCCGACCGACAGGAAGATCATGGAGTTGGAGGCCGAGGTCATCCACCTGACCGAAGAGCGCAACCGCGAGCGGCAGAAGGTCAAGGCCAGCGCCAAAAGCGCCGGCCTGTTCAAGGCCATTGTCGGTGAAATGGAGCAGCGGGTAACGCCGTTCGCCGCCCTCCCGCCGGTTCTGGACTTCCGCCGCAAGGCGAAGATTACCGAGCATGTCGTCATGCACCTTTCGGACGGCCACCACGATCAAGTCGTGCGGCCGGAGGAAGTCGGCGGCCTGGAAGACTACAGCTTCCCGGTGAGTTGTGCCCGCGCCGAGCGGTACGTGGACACCGTGGTCGAATGGACCCAGGACACCCTGGTGCCGAAGTTCTATTTCCCGGTGCTCTGGGTACTGGCCTACGGCGACTACACCAGCGGTGAAATCCACCGGGCGTGTGAGCGGTCCTACTACCGCAACCAGTTCAAGAACTGCCTGGCCATCGGCCAACTCCACGCCCTGATGTACCGCGACCTGGCGGCCCACTTCGAGCAGGTCCATATCCTGTACCTGGCGGGCAATCACGGCCGGCGGACGCCGAAGAAGGACTACCTCGGCGCGCAGGACAATTGGGACTATCTGGTCGCCGAGGTGGCCCGCTTGCACTGCCGTGAAATGGGCAACGTCCATTTCACCATCCCCGATGCGTGGTCGGCGAACCTGAACATCAACGGCGTCGGGTTCAACGTCTCGCACGGCGACGACGTGCGATCGAACCTGGGCATCCCGTGGTACGGCATGGTCCGCCGCCAGAAGGGCCTGATCGCCCTGGGGGCCGCGGCCGGCGCACAACGCTGCCGGTACTTCTGCTGCGGCCATCACCATGCCGCCAGCATCCTCTCCGACGTGGACGGCGAATTGCTGGTCAACGGTTCGTGGGTCGGCACCGACGCCTTCGCCTACAACTCGCTGTCCGGCTACCGCGAGCCGTCGCAATGGATTCACGGCGTCAATGCCAAGCACGGCATCACCTGGCGGATGAACGTCAAGCTGCGGCACGAGCGCGAGAAGCAAGGACCGCGGCGCTACCTGATCGACGGCGGCCGTGACGTGGGGCCGTTGCAATAGAACGAGTCGTTTCCGTTCCTCTAACCCCGAGTGTTCTATGTTCAACAAGGTCTCCTTGTCCCTGTCTTTTCTGCTGGGAACTATCTGCCTGATCGTGGCCGCAGCGATGGTCCGCGGGTTCTGTCTGTCGGTCCTGTGGGGCTGGCTGATCGTTCCCGTCTTCGGGCTACCGAAGCTGACCATTGCCGCCGCCCTGGGCGTGGCCCTGGTCATCAATTACTTCCTCCGCACGACGAAGGAAGGCGGCAACATTCTGAACGTGTTCGCCGAAGGGGCCGTGGTCCTGGGCCTGGGCTTCCTGTTTCACCTTTTCATCTGAGACCCTGAGCGAGCATGAGAGCGATCTTCCTGAGCGGCCCATGCGATGCGCAAGAGCGGGTGGCCAACGGCGACCAGCGCTTCCGCGACGTGCGGATGCAGACCGGTGAACTGGTTCGCTACGAGTTGGTCATGCGGTACGGCGACACGCTGATTTATGCCCACGGCCTGACGCTGTATCAGGTCATGGACCTGCTCGTCAACTATTACGTGATTGGAGATACCGGTGCGTGACACCTATCGCACGATTGTTGCTGACCCGCCGTGGCAGCCGGTCATGGCGATCATCAATAGCCCTGCGTCGGGTGTCGGTGCGCCAAAGGCGAGTCCCCAACGGCATTACCCGACCATGAGTACGCAGGACATTGCCGCCCTGCAAGTACCGGCTGCCGAGAAGGCCCATTTGTGGCTGTGGGTGCTGAGTCAGCACATCGACTGGGGCTATCTCGTCGCAAGGGCTTGGGGCTTCGAGCCGCTGCAAACGATAACGTGGTGCAAGCCGGGACTTGGCGCAGGACGGTTCCAGTGCAACACGGAGCATGTTCTGGTGTGTCGAAAAGGAACTCGCCAGGGGAATCCGTTTGGGATGACAGGCGGGACATGGTTCGCATGGCCGAGAGGACGCCACAGCGAGAAGCCGGATGATTTCTTCCGGCTTGTTGAGTTAGTATCACCAGGCCCATATCTGGAATTGTTTGCTCGCACACGTCGCCCTGGGTGGGATGCCTTCGGCAACGAGGTGGCCGGCTCGATTCAGCTTGAGGAGAGTATCCATGCGTGATCTTTCCCAGTACGACTTTTACAAGTTCATCCGCGCGGCCGCGCACCGCGATCCGTGGAGCGAGCAGGTGGGCTTCCTGCTAGTGGAGCATGTGAGCGGCCAGCCACGGCGGATCGCCAAGCCCCTGGAGTTCGTGGAGTTGCCGGACGGCGCACCGCTCGATCCGACCTTTCGCCTTCAGGGAATGGAGGCCCAGGAGCTAATGGACATGCTCTGGGATTGCGGGCTGCGGCCCACCCAGAGTAGGAGCAGCATCGGGCAAGCCGAGGCCGTCCAACGGCACCTGGCAGACATGCGGACCATCGCCTTCAACCGCCTGGAGATCGAGAGACCATGAGTACGCTCCGCTACTACCTCAAGCAGATTTTGCCGTTGACCTACCGCACCCGCTACTGGGACGCCCAGCATCAGCTTCACTTTTGCGTCTGGCGGCAGTGGTTCGGCCGCTGCTTCAACGTGGACGACGTTGTGGTCGTCTACGACGCCGAAATGGAGCGCCGGTGCATCGCCGCAATCGAGCGCGGCGAATATCAGACGCTCGACGAGGTGCTCGGCGAGTTGCGAGCCAAGA